CGTTTTTAACAATTTGTATGTTATTAATGTTGATGTTACTTGCCCATCTTTTAACAGATTCACTAACCTCATTTTTCACAGCCTCCCAAGTGGTTTGGCCATTAGGCTCAAATATGAACTTAATAAGGTCAGTTCCAAATTCTGGATTCCTAATTCTCTGCCCTTTGGGGGTAAAAACTATATGCATCAACTGACTTCTAACCTTATCTTTAACAGATTCGTTTACATCCAAATAAAATTTTTGAAACCCATCAGATGTAAACGGGTATTTTATGCCCATGTATTGTCTCTTCGCCATATTAAAATTATTTCTCTATAATTATTTAAAATATACTTTTTTATGAAAAAATATAAATAAAAAATGCGAGAGTAATGAAACTCTCGCATCAGTAAAAAAAAACTTTATTTTAATTATTCTTCAAAAAAATTATGCAAATTATCTTCTAATGTCTCTACAAAATGGTCATATAAGCTAAGTAGTTCGTCAAAAACACTTTCAAGGATGTGATTAACTTCCTCCACTTCATTTTTGCAAGTTTCATCTATTTTATCGCTAAACGCACACTCTTCGCAAGCAAACTTATCACCATCGCCATAATATCCGCTAACAACATGGTTATTAACAAGGTGAGTAAACTTAAGGTGGTTTCTATCATTGAAATCAACCCATCCAGTAAATTCAGCTGTTAAGGGTTGTTCGTGATAATTCACATTAAGGTCAATATCTTTTCGAATGAAAAAGGCTTTTACTCGCCCGTCCCTATATAATATTTTATACCACATTGCAAATGCAGTACGTGCAGCACGTGGAAACAAATCGCATAAACAATGGCTAAGCCTAAAATTAGACCCATTTTTGTACATAGTATAATTTAGACAATTCATAACTTCTGGCACAAATGGACATATTATGATATACTGATTTGTCTCGATGTCAATATACTGTTCACCAAACTTAAAATCCTTCTTGGTCTTTTCCCAAGCATCTTTAAATGTCTTGTACATATTGATTGATTTTTACTTTCTGCTGCAAAGATACGAAAAAAAATCAAATCTACCAAATTATTTAGTTAAAATTTAACTTTTTTTAAATATTCTTTCATTGTGGTTGATATTTATTATTATAATAAGGTATATAATAATATGAAATATAAAATAACTGAATCACAGTTTAAAAAATTGGTTGAAACCGCTAAAATTAAACCTTTTACCGATGCCGATTATGATAATGTTAATCCAACTCAAAATAAAGACACTGATTTCGGTAAAATAAAAAATCTTGACGATGCATACAAAGCAAAAACTGGTCAGAAAAGAGACAGTACTGAACAGTGGAGGCAAGCATCTGGCCCTATGGCAAAACGTCTTAAAGACTTGCAAGCTAGACTTACGAATGTACTTCAAGATAGATACATGGGTAAAATGGGTACAAACAGGCCAATAATTCCTGCTGATAAACTTGGTAAAATTGGTAATAAACAATTGGCAAAAACTCTTGGAAAATATGGAATGGAGGTAGAAATTAAAGGTAAAACATTCTCATATGGTAATACCAAAGTTCCTGAGAATACTCTAGTAGTGAACTTAACTACAGCATTTAATTGTCCTTCAAAGAATGGTGATTGCCAATGGGGTAAAAGATGCTATGCTCACCAAACTGAGGTTCAATACAAAGATACTGAATACAGAAACCTCAGAAACCAACATACATTGGGCATGCTTTCTGTAAAAGAACTACTAGAATTGGTTGAGGCATATATAGAATCTGCACCAAACAGAATTAAATTCATTAGAATACATGAAGATGGTGATTTCCAAGACCAAGAAACTCTTGAATTCTGTGATAAATTAGCTGGACACCTTAATGCTAAATATGGCATTCAAACTACAGCATATACCCACAGAGTATTAGATTATAGCAATATTAACAATATGACTATTAATGCCTCATCTTACAAAATTAAAAGTGGTGATAGATATTTTGTTGTTGTTAGTGAGGAAGATTGGAACAAAATACCTGAAGGACTTGACTTCAGTGGTAAGGATATTCCGATGCAAAGTATTGAAAATGGTCAGAAAATTGATACCACTCACGGAACTTATAGATGCCCTTGTGATTGTAGAAACTGTATGTTCTGTTACAGAACAAAAGCGCAAAATGGAGAACCAGAAAATAACATGATAAGTGTTATTGAGACAATACATTAATAAAAATGGCTGAGATTTCTCTCAGCCTTTTCTTGTTTAATCTATTAAATCGTCATATCTGTATTTCATTGCCTCATTAATCCTCTTAACATAATTTTTAAAATTCCTTGTAATTAACTCTTGCTGTCCGAATATTTCTTTAAGTAAATTAGACATATTTTATCTCACATAAAATCCTAATGGTTTATTTTTCAAGACCTTAATCAATTGGTCATTCATCGTGGCTTGTTTTTCCATAAGATTCCAAGGGGTCATTCTGTCTAAACGCTCTTTTAATTCATTTAAAACTGTCTCTTTCTCTGACTTACCTTGCTCAAGAAGCATGTTGTAATCCATCTGCATTTCTGCCTCTGGTATCTTAACAGCACCACTATATGTACCCCTTATGATACCAAGCAAAATTTTAGCCTCTGCAACCAATAAACGCCTTATTATTTGTTGTGATGGATTATTCATTAATTCATACCTCATCTTGTCTAATGGAACTTGGTCTGGTGTAATGATTATATCATCTTTATTTTCCAATCTACATTGTTCAACATCATCTTCAGAACCGCCAGCAACGTCATAATACGTATACCATACATAACAGCTAGCATACTTATTCCATCCCCAAGTATCATCAGCAGCAATGCCGCCAACCATATTTGGCGAGCCAGGAACAGAAAGCAAATGTACAAGGTGTGTACCTTCTGGTCCAGCAGTAACTTGATAAGCTAAATCTCCCCTCAATAATGAGTTTTTATATTTAAGGTCAGCAGACATAAGGGCAGTATCATATGCAGAACCAACATAAAAACCAGTGATTCCCATACCATTACCCATATTACCATACTGTCCAAATCCACCTCCAATACCAGTATCTAATGTACCTAGATTACCATATAAAGCTGCTTTGGTTGTAGATGGTGTTACATACATAACACGGTTTATTTCACGGCCAGCGGGTATAACATATACTTGTTTTCCTCTTTCAACTTGGAAAAAATCTTTCTTCAACTCATAATGGCCTCTCTGTTGCAATCCGACCTCGACTAAACCAGTACGAATAATCACGAGACCAATCCATTGTTCTTACTGTCATTGCATATGCCAATTCATTAGCATTTTGGAATTGGAATGTATTTTTATTCTGAATATTAAGCCATTGCGTTTCGATTACCCAATTTTGAACCTTTTCAGCATAATCGCCAATAGCGACATCCAAAAGGTCACAAAGTTGTTCATCTTCTAACTGCACCAAGCGAGTAGGAGCACCTAGCATTGTGCGAACTGTACGAAATAGGCTTTTTACGTCTTCTGTTAATACCATACTATTTATTCTTTTTACTTTATAAATATCAGTATAAAAGCAAAATGACAGCCGTTTTAGCTGTCATTTTTCATTTCATATTTAAATAGTCCACAATCCCAAATTTTTTGTATATTAAGTTTTTCCATCATTTCCTTTTCACTCATTTCTAATGGTAAGCCATATTTTTTATGTATAGTATTTTTCCTAAAATTAAACTTATGTACTCTTTTTTTACCCACAACATATCTATAATCTGGAATTAATGTTTTAGTAAGTTTAAAGCCTAACTTTGTGTATAGATTATTGTCTTTATTTAATGTCCATCTTCTATCTGCAAATGTTTTTATACTTTCCCATTCATAGTTTTTCTTAAAAAATGAGAGCATTTTGCTGCATACACCATTACAGATAAAATTAATGTCGGTAGCCATTCTTGTAAGATTCCATAAATTTTCATTTTCTTTTGTAAAACTAGTTACACCAATTAGTTTATCGTCATAAAACGCACCAATATATATTGTTGATGCAGCATAACCTTGTATATGATTTTTACTTAAAAATTCCTCTGCATCATTTCGTTTGATTTCTTTTATCTTACATTTTCTAGCCATTATTTTTGGCAAATTATTTTGTAAACCAAGAATGTGGTCTATTTTATTTAAAACCAAATTTTTGTTTTCATTCCATTCATCTTCAAAAATTTGTATGACTTTTACACCAATAGAATTAAAATCCTCAGTTTTATTTAGATGATATAACCTATCTTTGCCAAAGTTTTCAGTGTGCCAATGCAAACCATTGTATTCAATTCCAAAATTAATAGATGGAACATATATATCTAACTCCCTTTTATCACCTAAAATAGAGTTATCCCTTCTTTTAACATTATTTTCACCAATTATTGATGCAATATGAGAAAATATTTCTTCTTCAGCCAACGATTGTTGATTTGCGCATTTTGGACATCCATGACCTCGTAGATGGTCTTGTGGACGTTGTACAAAATCTCCGTGAATTGGGCAAGTTATTACTATTCCATCTTCGGTTGTTTTATATAAAGTTTTTGAATAATCATATTTATTTTTGTGAATTGAATTTGCTTCATCTATGAATTGTTCTACTGTTTTTCTTTTAATTTTTGAGATTCTTTCCTTTTTGCATTCTGGGCATCCATTCCCATGCAAATGATTGCAAGGTCTCACTTTAAATTCACCATGAATAGGGCATATAACATTCACGTCTGTATGTGCATTAACATAAACAACTTTTGAATAATCATATTTATTGTTATGCACTAAATTGGATTCCTCAATAAATTTCTCTTTTCCTTTTTTTATTCTATCATATGTACATTTCGGACAGCCACCTCCTCTCAAGTGTACTTGTGGTGTTTGCAGAAAATCTCCGTGAACTGGACACCCTATAATAATTTGTGTTTTGTTATTTTTATATTCTACTTTTGAATAGTCATATTTATCACCATAAATTTCTTTCGCTTTTTTTATGAAATCTTTTGGCGTATTCTTTTCTATAATAGTTTCTTTGG